TCATTCGACCGCTGGCTTTTTAGCAGCTTTGATCGCGGCGTCAACCTGCTCTGCGGCGTTCGCTTGCATCCCCGGCATGACGTGGGAATAGAGGTCTAGCGTGATGCCGATCGTTGAATGCCCCAGGCGTTCGCTGGCAATCTTCGGATGTACGCCGGCGGCAAGTAGCTGCGTTGCATGGGAGTGCCTGAGATCATGAAACCGGATGCGGGGTAGGGAGGTTTTCGCCAGCAACCGTGTCCACTCATGTGTCAGAGATACTGGCTTGAGCGGCTTCCCATCGACCTGCGCGACTACGAACGAATTTTCGTCAGGCCTGATCCCGACCTTCAGTAGTTCTTCGGCTTGCGCGAGGCGATGGCGCTTCAGCTCCGCAAGGACGGTCGAGGACAGCGCCACCGTCCGCGACTTGCCCGACTTCGTTTCTTTGTAACGGACCTCTGTGCCGACCTGTTCTGCGCTTTCCTGCACTGATATGGCCGCGCCGACGAGATCGATGTGCCTCCAACGTAAGGCAAGTATCTCGCCTCTACGGAGCCCACACATGGCCGCGAGCAATACCGGCATGAAGACGCGGCTTGACCGGAGATCATCAAGCACGATGGCTGTCTGTGGCGCTGTATAAGCCTCCATCTTCGTCCGCTCGACTTTGGGCGGCCGGGTGAGGGCGACGGGGTTCTTTTTGAGCAGATCCCATTTCAAGGCCTGATCCATTGCCGTGAGCATGACTCGCCTGCAATGGTGGACAGTGCGAGGTGAAAGACCACCCTTGCCGTTGCGCCGTCCGCTCTCCAGTAGCTGGCCCCATGCGGCATCAATCTTGGCAGCCGAAAGCTTGTTTAAGGTAATAGGGCCGAGAATGGGCGCGACGTTCTTCATCAGCAGCTCTTCATAGCGCTGGTGCGTCTTCGGCGAGACGTTCGCCTTCTCATGCTTCAGCCATTGCTCAAAGTATTCGCGCACGGTGGTCTTGGCAGGCTCAATGTAGTTGCCACCATCCAGTTCGGCTATCAGGCGTGCACATTCCGTCTCTGCCTGGCGCTTCGTGCCGTGGAAAGTGTGCCACTTGCGACGGCGCTTGCCCGTCTGTGGATCGGGCACATCGAGGACGATGGCCCACTTGCCGGGGGAACGCTCGGTGACGTGGCCTTTCATTCCTTGTTACCTTCCGCTTGCTTTTTTTCAAAAGCTTCTACCCGTCTCGCGAGAATGTCAGCGACAAAGCCCAACTCGCTCATCTTAGACTGCTGAAGCACGTCTTCAAATTTTCCTTCGATTGTCATGATCGCCGCTGGGGCGCCTATGACTCCGATCTCCTGCGTCAACTCCCCAATTTTTTCAGAAATTTCCGATAAAGCGGTCATCGACGCAACGACATAATCAAGCGCCCATTTCGGCAAATCACTGTCAGCCGGGCCTAACAATCCGGTGACCTCATCCGCCTTGTCATTTAGTAACGTCGCGACATCCGAGAGCTTCTTATGAAGCCGTTCCGAGTGATCATCCCAGATAAGCGCGATGTGACAAAGGCGGCGGACAGCCTCAGATCGTGAGGGAACACGGTTCGAAAATCTCCAATCGTCGATAGCGGCAATCTCCGCTGCCGTGATCTTCAACTGCATTCGTTCGGTATCAGTCTCACCTAATTTGGGGCGGGCCATGATGTGTCTCCTTCTTAAGGTGTGTACATAACTCACAAAATGGTTGCAAGAGGTTTAAAAAGTGATAACGTCGCAAATGTACACACCTTACTAACTTAACTGGAGGCGACCTTGACACTCGAAGAAGCTTTGAAATGCCCGACGATCTCAGTCCCAGACGCCGGGAGACTGTTCTACGGGCTTGCCCGCAATGCCGCCTACAACGCGGCTGAACGCGGGGATTTCGCAACAATCAAAGTGGGGGGCCGTATTGTCGTGCCGGTCGCACCGCTTGCCGCAAAGCTCGGACTTCGCTTCAATATCGGAGCGTAAACCCATGACCAAAAAAGGAAAAAGCCCGGCAGAGGCGCCAACCTCTCCGAGCCATGGTTCCACCAATCCCCAGAAGGATACGGAAATGAACAGCACCGACCATAGCACCGCTGCAAGGGGGAAGCCAGTCCCGCTTTCACCAACGCATGCGACTGTAAGGGAATTGGTTTGCGATATCCGAAAGGGAGGCGCGGGCACTCCCGATCAGCAACTCGAAGCCCTTATTGACCTCTTTGCCAAGGCGGCCCGGACTATCGACCCGTCAATCGTAAAGGTTTGGGTGGGCCGCGGCGGGGAGGGCCTCGACCGACCATGTTTCGTTTCGATGGAGCGTGCGGAGCAGGCTACCGCAAGGATGGTCGCATGAGGCTTATCGCACTCCTCGCAGCCATCGGCCTGCTCAAGGCCGCCAACGGCCTCGCGTGGGCAGGGCACCTGGTCGGCGACGCCGGCATGTGGATCGTGGACCAGTGCGACCCGAAATCGGATAGGAGTAACCTCTCTTGACCAAAATGCCGTGGGTGCGCTTCTTTGCCTCTGATTGGCTCGGTGGCACTCGCGGCATGAGTGCCGTCGAGACTGGCATTTACATCACGCTGGTGGCGACGATGTACGAGCGCGGCGATCCAATACCGGAAGACCATAGCCGGCTTGCACGGCTGTGTGGAGCATCCAATTCAGCCTTCAAGAAGGCGCTCGACACCCTGGTCGGTGAGGGGAAAATCTTGCGTCTTGAGGCGGGTCTTTGGAACGCTCGTGTAGAAAAAGAACAAGTCTACCTCTCGGAAAAGTCAGAGGTAGGATCGCGAGCAGCTAATGCGCGTTGGGGTAAAAAAGACAAAGAAAACAATGATAGTGAGGATGCGGACGCATTACCCTCGCAAAGCCCCGGCAATGCTAACCAGAAGCCATATACCATATACCAGAAGTCTTTCTCACTACGTTCGAAAGACGCGCGGGCGGGCGACTTCCAAAAATTCTGGGAGGTCTACCCCAATCCAGTCGGGAAGGAAGCGGCACAAAAGGCGCTTCAGCGGGCGTTGAAACGTACCAGCATCGAAACGATCATCGCAGGCGCTGCAAGGTATGCGGTGAAGACAGACAAGCGGCAGTGGTGCAATCCGGTCAAGTGGCTGGAGGAAGGGCGATGGGACGATGCACCGGCAAAACCCACGCCAAACGAAACCGATCAGGCCAGATATCAACGGGAATGCCGGGAGGCTATCCAGGCGGCACTGAGCCCTGACCATCAGGGGCCGACGATCGATCTCGATGCCGATCCTCCTGACAAGCCCGTAAACCAGACAGGTCTTTCACCCCGAGACGAATACCTCCGCAAAGAGCGCGCTTTTAGCGACAGGAGTTTCAGAACTTGAGCCATCCACCACTCACACCCGAAAAGCTCGATGCGCTGCTGTCACGCGTGACGGCCGTGACGTCACGTGACACCAGCCGGATCATCTGGACGCTGCCAGCGATCGGCCGGCGCATCGGCGTGGGAACCGACTTTGTGCGGGACACGCTGGCAAAGCAGGAAGGGTCGCCGGTCAGGGAAATCGGCGGCCGATACTATGCATTCGAGGACGAACTGATTGCATTTCTGCGAAGGTGAGATCAGCCGTTCAATGTCTTAGTGTCGATGGTGACGGTTTTCACATCAGGATGGGCGCGCTGAATCAGTTTCTCCGCCACGAGCACGATTTTTTCAAAGAGCGGCGTCGGCAGATCGTCGCCCTCAATCACTATCCCGCGTGGATCGCAAAAGTCTTCGATTGCCTCCTCCGTGACCTGAATACGATATGATCGGTTCCCGTCCGTTTCGTAGACGTCGAACGCCATGCCCGCGCTTGTCTTTCGCGGCTCAGTCTTCTTCGAAAGTGGCACTTTCTTCTCCATCGCAATTAGCTTTCGGCACAGCATCAGCAACACGGCTAATTTGCAAGGTTTCAAACCACGGAAAACCACGAAGACCCGCTTTAAACCGTTATGATGTAGCGCGCTCCATCGGCCATAAACTGGTGCATGAAGCTCTGGCCCTTCCGCACCGAAACGAAAGCCCTGACTGACGAGCAAATCCTTGAGATGCTTGGAAGCGGTGCGCCCACGACGACGGGCATTGCGGTGTCATCCGCGATGGCGTTGCGTGTTCCGGCGGTGGCCGCTTCGGTTCGGACGATTGCAGAGGCCGCCGCAAGCTTGCGGGTGAAGGTTGTCGAGATCGGCGCCGACGGAACCGAGAAGGACGTTCCCTCTCATCCGGTAGCTGGCTTACTCAAGGATGAGGCCAACGATTGGACAAGCGGCTTCGAACTCATCCGCTCGCTCATGGTCGATGCACTCACCCGCGATCAGGGCGGCCTTGCATGGGTCAACCGCGTCAAGGGAGAGGCCCGCGAAATCATCCGCTACCGGCCAGGCTACATCACCGTCGACTATCCTGATGACACCCTGCAGCCGCGGTACCGTATCAGCGGCGTCGTCCAGCCTACCGGCGATATCATCCACCTCAAGAGCACCTTCGACAAATGCCCGGTGACGCTGTGCCGTGAGGCCATCGGCGTTGCGTTGGTGATGGAGCGACATGCGGCGAAGCTCTTCAGCTCTAGCGCCCGACCTGGCGGCGTGATCGAACTCGACAAGGAACTCGGAGACGCAGGCGCCAAGACCATGCTTAAGGCGTGGCGCGCGGCGATGGATGGCTTCGACAACGCCGGCAAGTCCGGCGTTTTGTGGGGCGGCGCCAAGTGGAAGCAGATGCAGCTTTCCAGCGTCGATGCTCAGTTTCAGCAGCTCCGACTGTTCCAGCTGCAGGAAATCGCCCGAGCTTTCAACATCCCGGCAATCCTGATCGGCGAACTTTCCCGGGCCACCTGGAGCAACAGCGCCGAGATGCAGCGTCTGTTTCTGCTCCTCTGCCTCGAACCTTGGCTGAAGGCTCTGGAAGCGGCTTTCCGGCGCGCGCTGTTCACGAAGGACGAACGCAAGAAATTCGCAGTCCGGTTCGAGCGGGACGATTTCAGCAAGGTCGATTTGGCCGTTCTTGCCACCGCGATCAACAGCCTCATTGCCTCCCGCGTCATCAATCCGAACACCGGCCGCGACTGGCTCGACCTGCCGCCGCGCGATGGCGGCGAGGAATACGCCAACCCCAACACCGGAGCCAGCCAGCCGGGTGTCTCCAAATCTGGAGAACCCCCTACGAAGGCCAAAGACGACCAGGACGATCCCGACAAGGAACCGAACGATGATGACGCTTGATGATGTTCTCTCTAACGTCGCCGACCAGGACCGCGGCCGCGAGCTGTTGATCGTCGATCCCTGGACCGGCGAGCCCGCTGGCATCCGGTTTCGGATTGCTGGGCCGGACAGTGACGTCCAGCACCGTGCCCGTATCCAGATGATGGATGAACTGGCCGAGGCAGCACGGCCCGATGGCACCGTGTCGGCGGAAGCGCGAGAAGCCGCCCGCATATCCTGCCTCGCCAAGTGCGTGCTCCTAATGGAGATCGAGGAGGACGGCAAGCCAGTTGCGATGAGCCACAGGAACGTCGTGCGGGTGTTGCGGGCCGGAACGTGGATCCAGTCACAGGTGGACGCCTTTGCCGGCGATCGTGCCCGCTTCGCACCGGAACGCGCCTGATGGATCGTATCTTCATCGAAACCAAGATGATTGCCGACGATGCGGGCCTCGTGAGTGGCCTCGCTTGGAAGTTCGGCACTCCGGATCGCGTTGGCGACTGGATCGAGCCCGGCGCCTTCAAGGGTGCGAAGCTGCCGATCCCGATGCTTTTTGGTCACGACATGAATGACCCGATCGGAACATGGGATGTTGCGACCGAGAAGGCGGACGGTCTCCACATCACCGGCAAGCTCCTTGTCGACGAGGTTTCCCGCGCCCGCGAAGTTCGCGCTCTGGTGAAGTCCGGCGCCGTCCGCGGTCTTTCCATTGGCTTCATCACCCGAAAGGCCGTGTCGCGCACCGGTGGCGGCCGCCTCATCAAATCACTCGAACTTCTGGAAGCGTCCCTCGTGACGATCCCGATGCATCCCGGCGCGAAGGTGACTTCGGCCAAGTCGGCAGTCCAGGCGATCAGCATCGCCGCTGCCATCAACCGCGCAGCCGCGCAGATTGGAAGGAAGTGACATGCAGCATGTCATGAAACAGGCGCTGCTCGGCAGCGTGGCAATGGTCCGCAAGGGCGACGAGGACGATCCTGTCTCGATCGTCACCAAGTCGCTTGAGGAACTGCAGAAGTCCCTCGATGAACGCCTGAAGAAGGTGGAAGGCGGCCCCGAACTCAAGGCCTTGGTCGATCGCATCACCGAGCTGGAAACGAAGGCGAACCGGCCTGGTGGCAAGAAGGACGCCGACGAGCAGGCCGACATCGAACGCAAGGCGATGACCTCCTATCTTCGCACTGGCTCGGACGTCGAGATCAAGGCGGCGGCTTCCGACAACAATGTCGATGGCGGCTATTTCGTCTTGCCGACCGTGGACCTCTCCATTCGCACGCTGATGACGGACCTGTCACCGATGCGCGGCCTGGCCGAGGTGGTCAGCATTTCCACCGACAAATACGAGCGCTTTTATTCGATCGGCAAGCGCGGCGCCCGTTGGGTGACGGAACGCGATGAGGACCGGCCACAGGACACGGCACGGCCGGAACTGAAGAAATCCTCCTACGGTGTCGCAGAGCTTTACGCAGCACCGGCGGCGACCCGGCAGCTCCTCGATGACGCCGCTGTCGATATCGCCTCCTGGCTGGTGAACAACGCGACCCATGACTTTGCCGAAACCGAAGGCGAAGCGTTCATGACCGGCGACGGCGACGACAATTCGCCGAAGGGGATGCTCACCTATCCGACGGCGGCGGAAAAAGACTTCGCTCGCACATGGGGCTCTTACCAGTACGTACCTTCCGGTGCGCTCACTGCTGGCGCCCTGACAACGGCACAGTGGACGCTGGCCCTCGTCAAGCTGATCGGTGCGCTCCGTAGGCCCTACAAGAGCAATGCCGCCTTCCTGATGAACACGAACACCGCAACGGTGCTTCGCGGCCTCGTCGACGAAATCGGCCGCGCTCTGTGGGCGCCGACCGGCAACCTCATCGAAGGTATTGAGCATCCGCTGCTCGGCTATCGCGTCGAGATCGACGAAAGCATGCCCGATATCGGCGCCAACGCCATGCCGATCGCTTTCGGCGACTTCCGGCAGGGTTACGTCATCGTCGATCGCCAGGGCGTCCGCGTCAATCGGGACGAACTGACCCAGAAGGGCAAGATCCTCTTCGACGTCTACAAGCGCGTCGGCGGTGGTGCCGGCGACTTCAACGCGATCAAGTTCCTCAAGAACGCCGCGAACTAAGGAGGGCAGTCATGAAGGATACCTATCACGACACCAAGGCCGTGCAGGCCATTGCCCCGGCAGTCGTCGCGGCAAATACGAACGGCGCCGCCATCGACCTGAAGGGGTTTGATTCCGCGCTGTTCGTCATCAACACCGGAGCCATTGTCGGCGCCGGTGACTTTGGTGTGAAGCTGCAGGAAAGCGACACGACGACGAGCGGCGACTTTACCGACGTTGCCGCAGCGGACCGGCTCGGCGCCCTTCCGGCAACGCTGGCTGCGGATAGCGTCTATCGTATCGGCTATATCGGCTCGAAGCGGAAACGCTATGTCCGTGCCGTCGCGAGCAAGGCAGGCGGCACAAGCATCGCACTCGGCGTCACCGCCGTTCTCGGTCACCCGCACCTGGCACCGGTAGCCTGATCATGCCGGTTCGCGCTCCCTCTGTCTGTGGTCACTGCGGCAAGGCTCATCCTCAAGGTGACACCTGCGCCACGGTGGAGCGCCTGCAGAGGGAGCGCAAGGCACGGTTCGACAAGAAGCGGCCATCGGCTCGCCAGCGCGGCTACACGGCCGAATGGGTGAGAGAGAGCAAGGCGTTCCTCAAGGCCAATCCACTGTGTGGCCGTTGCGAACAGCCAGCAACGCTTGTCCACCACCTTACAGCACACAAGGGCAATCAGCGCCTGTTCTGGAACCGGCTCAATTGGGCCGCCCGCTGCGCCCACTGCCACAACAGCGCCGAGCAGGCGAAAGAAAGGAAACCATCATGAGCCTATATGCAACCAAGGGCCTGAAGCTCTTCATCGGTGCGGCCATCGACCAGAAGAGCGAGGACTTTGTCGCGGCTGACTTCACCTCGCAGACATGGACCGAGATCAAGAACCTCGAAAACCTCGGCTCTCTCGGTGACACTTCGGAAAGTGTCAGTGTCAGCCTCATTGGTGAGGCTCGCGCAAAGATACTGAAGGGCACGCGTTCTGCTGGCACGATGGAAGTGGTGTGCGGCATCGACAATGCAGACGCCGGCCAGATCGCAGCCATCGCCGCCGAGAAGAGCGACTTCGACTTCGCCTTCAAGCTTGAGCTCAACGACAAGCCAGCCACCGGCGCCTCTCCGAAGAACGGCCAGCGCCTCTTCATCGCAAAGGTCATGTCATCGGCTGAGGTGTTCGACAGCGCCAATAATGTGATGAAGCGCAACCTCTCGCTCGCGGTGAACAGCAACGTGGTTCGCGTCGCGGCATCGGCAACGTGAGCTTACAAAATGCTGATGTCAGTCGGTCTGCTTCTCGATCCAAGCAAGAGCTTCCTGCCGGGAACTAAATCCTTCATCCATCGCGACTTTGTAGCGCTTGGTCCCGGTCGCAGTGCTGATCTCACCGACATCGAAGAACGCAGTCACTCCACCATCGGCGTCTCCGATGGTCTTTCGCTCGATATAGAATCGTCCGTGCTCTTCAATGTCCATGAACAGTCTCCTCTGATCAGCAGGTCTAGCAGTCGAAGGTATGGGCGTCATGCCCATACCGGGGGTGGACTTCAACTTTCCACACCTCACAGGGACCGGCGCGGGGAGCACAACGCGCGATTTGACCGAAATAGGATTTTTTACTCATGGCCATCCTCAGCGTTGCAGAACTGAAAGAGCAGATCGGCTGGAGCGATGATCTCGGCGCCGCCGATGACGCCCTGATGGGTCGCAAGATCGCGGCAGCTCAAGACCACATCGAGCGGCTTCTCGGCTTCAAGATCGAGGTGACCTATTCCGGCGCCGTGCCGCCGGCATTGGTCGAAGCCGTCGGCCAGCTTGCCGCGCACTGGTACGAAAACCGCGAGGCAACCCTCGTGGGCGTTACCGCGCAAGAGCTTCCGTTCGGTGTGTGGCCGATCATCAACGAATTTCGGGGGTATTCCTTTGACGGATGATGGTGGACTGGCAAAATTTCAGGCTCGGATGAGGGCCATTCCGAAGGCGGTGCGGGTGGCCGTTGAGCCTGCGCTGATCAAAGGCGGCGAGGAACTGGTCGGCACCATGCGCCAGATCGCACCGGAAGATAGCGGCGACCTGAAGCACAGCATCAAATACACGCCGCCGGGACAGATGACCCCGCCGTATTCGCAGCCAGGCGGGAGCCGTGTGGCAGGCGAGAACGAGGTGATCGTGACGGCCGGTGACGCCGACGTTCGCTATGCGCACCTCGTCGAGCATGGCACCACCGAAGCGCAGGCGCAGCCGTTCTTTTGGCCTGCCGTCCGGCTTACCCGCAAGCGCATCGCCAACCGCATTAAGCGCGCGATTGGCAAGGCCGTCAAAGACAATTGGGGCGGCCGATGACACCTGAAATCGCCCTCCAGAAAGCCGTCCGCATTCGGCTCACTTCTGAGCCCAATGTCATCGCGCTCGTTCCTGCCGCCAACATCCTCGATCGCAACGGGCGCCCGAACCCGCGTCCATCCATCATCATCGGTGAAGGCATGAGCCGGGACGAAGGTGACAGCATCGCGCGCAACCTGACCCGCGTCTGGATGGACCTGCATATATGGATCAAAGAACCATCAACAACAGGCGTCAAGGCCGTGGTCGGGGCGATCCGGACCGCTCTTCGCGAGCGGTTAGAGGCCGGGAATGTCGGCATCCATATCGTAGACGCCTATGTCGAGAGCGCCCGTTTCCTGCGCGATCCTGATGGTGAAACGTCCCATGCCATCGTAACTATCGATGCAAGGGTAGAGGTGGTGTGAATGCGAACCGCTAAGCTCGAAGCTAGCTCACCTTGGAACCGATATTGTGGCAGTGATATATTCGCGTTCCATTGTTCTGAGCGCTTGCTTCAAATCATCCAGATGACTGCAAAGATACTCAAGCGCCTGCAGGGCTGTACTGCAGGCGCGTTCAACCGCGGTCGGGGTATTGAAGTTGCCATCTCGGACAAATGCGAAGTAGCTCTTCGTCTCCGAAATTTGGTTCAAAGATTGCTCGTGATAGAAAGTGACTTCCGGGCTGAAGAGATCTTTAGCTTCGGCGAATTCTTTCCGGACAAGAAGCGCCTGGACGTCGTCGAGAAATTCACGGGCGCGATAGTCGGTGCGCAAATCGTCCGAACTTATCATGCGGAGCCTGTCCAGAAGCTCCCGGCAGGAGATCAAATAATCATCAACCAAGCTGCCATGCGGCGTCATCAGCCTCATGACGCGCAGACGATCTGCTCTCAACGCGAGATAAATAAGGTCTTGGTGCCGCAAGTCGCTTTTCAAGTCGCTCCGTTGCATTTGCCTCACGGTTCCCCATGCGGCGGCCACAGCAAGAACGCCGGCTATAAGAGTTTGATATTTTTCGACAAAGGCCCAAATTTGCCCCTCCGTTCCACCGAGCATTGCCGGTGGAATGATCGCCATGGCCGTGAAGAGAATGGCGAAGCTCGCAAAGGCGCCTTTTGCCGGGGTCATCCGATTCTCTCCACAAATAAACAAACTCTAGTTTCAGATGTGGCAGCCAACAAAAGTCAACAGGTGATCAGATGAGAGCGGGGAAACTCGACCGAACAATTCGCATCGACAAATGGGACGAGGCGCCGGAGCCTGACGACTTCGGCACCGTGAAGCCGAACTTCACGCCGCTCGCCACGCTGCGCGCGCAGATCATGCAGAGCAGCACCGAGGAGTTTATCGAAGCGCAGGGGGCGACCGATGACACGTTGATTGTCTTTCGCACCCGCTGGCTGCCTGGTGTCACCACGGCCGACCGCGTCCATTACGACGGCAAGGATTTCAACATCAAGGAAACCAAGGAAATCGGCCGCCGCAAGGCGCTGGAGCTTCGGGCGGTGAACGCGAAGTGAGAGGAGCGAAGCCACATCTCGTTGTCGACAACGATGCGGTGAAGCGCGTTCCGCCCGCGCCTGGCTGGTTGTCGCCCGACGCCAAGAAGGAATGGCGCCGGGTTATGCCGATCCTCGTCGAACGCAAAATCCTGACCACGGCCGATCTCGCCAGCTTCGAAAACTACTGCACCGCAATCGGTCAAATTCGGGAGATGGAGCGCCACCTTCAGCAGCACGGCCATGTGTTCACGGCCTTCAAGGAAAACAGGGATGGCGAACTGGTGCCGCTGGGCCTGAAGCGCAATCCAGCGGTGGGCATTCAAGCCGACGCAATGACGCGCTCCCGGCTGTTGGCTGCCGAGCTTGGCCTGACGCCGGTCTCCCGTTCACGTCCAGCCATAAGGGATGAAGACGATGATGATTCCCTCGTGGATTAACGACGGCTCGGAGATCGAGGATCCGTTCGGCTACGGCGAGCGCGCTGTTCAGTGGCTGCGCCGTCTGAAGCACCCGAAGAACCCGGCGCGGGGAAGTCCTTTCCAGCTTGACCCATGGGCCGAACGCGTCATCCGCAAGCTCTATGGCCCACGCCACGATGACGGCCGGCGCATCGTTCGGCGCCTGGTGCTGCTCTTGCCGCGCGGGAACCGTAAGACCTCGCTTTGCGCTGCCATCACGCTGTTGCATCTCGTTGGCCCTGAAAAGCTCCCAGGCGGCCTGACGGTTTCGGCAGCGTCGGCGCATGAGCAGGCGATGGAGCTATTCAACGAGGCGGCCATGATCGTGCAGAGCGACCGGCGCCTTGAGAAGCATCTGGCCGTTCGGGAATACACCTCATCCATCACCTATCGAAAGCTTCGCAGCCGCTACATCGCCGTTGCGTCTGATGGCAAGGTGCAACACGGCAAGACGCCGAACGTTGTTATTGCCGACGAGCTGCACGCATGGGAGGGCAAGGCCGGGCAGCGGCAGTGGGAGGCGCTTGATTCCGCACTGGTGAAGGTGCCGGGAACGCTGTTGATCGTCGCCACCACATCAGGACGCGGGCAGGAAAACCTTGCATGGCGCACGGTCGAATACGCCATGAAAGTTCAGAAGGGTGAAATCGACGATACGGCAACGCTGCCGGTGATCTTCGCCGCAGAGAAAGACGACGACTGGAAAGACGAGGCTGTATGGTTCGCTGTCAACCCGGGCATGGTGCACGGCTATCCCGATCTCGACAGCTACCGCGACAAGGCACAGAAGGCGATCAACTCGCCGTCGGATCGCGATAGTTTCCTGCAGTTCAATCTCAATGTCTGGCTCGATCACTCAGCATCGCCCTTCATTGAAATGCCGGTCTATGACGAAGGCCGTGGGGAAGTGGACCTTGCCACCTTCGAAGCCGAGCAGACGCCTTGCTGGCTCGGTGTAGACCTTTCCAGCAACGATGACCTGACGGCCGTCGTCGCGGCCTGGGGCAATCCCGAAGAGGGGTATTCAGTCTATCCGTGGTTCTTCTGCCCTGAAGACAAATTGCGAAAGCGGGCGGATAAGGACGGTGTGCCTTATCCCGCGTGGGCAGAGGACGGCCTTATCCTGCCGACGCCCGGCAATGTCGTGGATTTCCGGATCGTCGAAGACCGGATCCGCGATATCTGCGCCACCTTCAATGTCCGAGAAATCGCCTTCGATCCGCACCTCGCGCGCAACATGCTCAACAATCTCCTTGAGGATGGATTGCCCGCCGTCGAAATGCGGCAGGGCTGGGTGACGATGGCGCCGGCGGTCAAGGAACTGGAGCGCGCCATCATCGGCGGCAGGTTCCGCCACGGTGGTCATCCGGTGTTGCGCTGGCATTTCGATAACATCGCGGTCGAGACCGACAAGGCCGGAAACAAGAGCCTGCACAAGGGCAAGAGCCGGGACAAGATTGATGGCGCGATGGCAACCGCCATGGCGATCGGTCGCGCCGCTGCCGGGAATACCGGTCTTTCCTCTTACGACACGTTCGACGGTGACCTTGATGAATGGAGCGTTGCATAATGCCGACAGATGAAGAGCGCCTGGTCGTCTCGCTTGAAGCGCGGGTCAATGACTTTGAAAAGAAATGGAAGCAGGCGGAGCGCACCGGAACGAACGTGTTCACTGGTCTGCGCCGCAGCTCCAAGACCGCAACACAGCAGATGGAAGATGATGCGGTCCGCTCAACGACCCGGATCAATCAGGCCTTGGCGACCGTCGGCACAAAGGTCGGGAATTTCGGCAAGGCTTTTGCAGGCGGTCTCGCCGCCGGTGTCGTCGGCATGGGCGTAGCCGGCATCATCTCGCAGATACAACAGGTGGCAAAGGGCGTTGCCCAGATCGGCGACGAGGCCAAGCGGGCGGGTCTCAGCATCCAGGCGTTTCAAGAGCTGAAGTTCGTCGCCGAGCAGAACCGCATCGGAGTGGATAGCCTCGTCGATGGCATCAAGGAACTCAACCTCCGCGCTGATGAGTTCATATCGACTGGCGCCGGCTCGGCAGCGGAAGCGTTCGGCCGTCTCGGCTATGGCGCCGATGAGCTTAAGACCAAGCTGAAAGACCCATCGGAGCTGTTCACCGAGATCATCGGCAAGCTGCAGCAGCTCGACCGCGCCGCGCAAATCCGCATTGCCGACGAGCTGTTCGGCGGCACCGGCGGCGAGAAGTTCGTCCAGCTTATCGAGCAAGGGGAGAAAGGCATTCGGGCGACGATCCGCCAAGCCCACACTCTGGGAACCGTCATGTCCGACGAGCTAGTTACCCGCGCCGACGAACTGGACAAGAAATTCAACGCTATCACGACGTCGGTTGGCACCGGACTGAAGACCGCGATCGTTGCGGCCGCCACCGAGTTGCAGAACTTCATCAGCTCGTTTCAGGGCTTCATGGCGGAGTATGAGAAGCGGAAGAGGACTGCCGAGAATGGTGCCGCTATGGGCGGGATGTTAGGAAAGCCATTCGAGCAGAGTGGCGCGAACACGACGGGGAAGACAAGCCGCCTCCCAGCGACACCCACGACATTGCCATCGCAAGAGCAGCTTTCGACCAAGTACCTTGAGAACTACCGCGCCGAACTGGCCCTGACCAATCAGCAGCGGGCCATCGCAGCGGAATCAGAGACAATCCTGGCCAACGCGGCATCCCAGGGGCTGAAGGTCACGAAGGAGCAGGCCGAGGCGCTTGCCCGCGAAAAGGTGGCGCGTGATGAGGGCGAGGCCTCTACGAAGAAGCAGGGCGCATCCAGAGAGAAAGCGGGCAGCCAGGCGGATACCGAACGGCAGCAAATCCGCGATCTGATCGCAGATCTTGAGGAAGAGCTGCGCATCGTCAACCTCTCAGACGTTGCCAAGCGGGCTTCCATCGCATCCCGACAGGCTGGCGCGGCCGCCACCGAGGAAGAGCGCCAGAGGATCATCGATCTATCCGAGGCACTCTATCAAGAGGAGGAAGCCAGACAGCGCCAGGTCGATGCCATGGAGTTCGGCCGCGACCTGACACGCGGCGCGATCGATGACCTCACGGCCGGTTTGGAAAACAATAAGAGCCTCTGGGAAAGCCTTGGGGACGCGGGAGTGAACAGCCTCAAGCGCATCGCTGACACGATGATCGACGACGTGCTCGACAGCATTTTCAAAGTGAACAATGCGGCCGGTGGCGGTGGTGGCATCTTCGGAGCACTGTTGTCTGGCCTTGGCTCATTCTTCGGCGGTGGCAAATCCGCATCGCCCGGCTTCCTTGATAATGGGTTCGATACCGGCCTACCGAAGTTTGCCAAAGGAGGCATTGCGGCCGGCCCCTCAATCTTTGGCGAGGCCGGGCCGGAAGCCGCAGTTCCATTGCCGGACGGCCGGCGCATTCCTGTGGATATGGGAAGCAAGGGTGGTGGCGGCCAAAGCGTCCATGTGACGTCGGATGTGAAAGTCAGCGTCGATGAGAACGGAAATCTAAAGGCATATGTCACCAAGACGGCTACGCAGATCAGCGAACGCAAAGTATCGGATGGGCTTCAGCATTACGATCGCTCAGTGCTGCCGAATAGTTTCCATCGCATCAGGGTTAATCCGAGGAACAGAGGCTGATCATGGGTAATTTGCAAGCACTGCTCTGCGATGAACTGAAAAGTCAGCTCACAGCGAAAGGTGTGGTCAGAGTGACCATACCTGCAGGTGGCGACCTGCTTTGGCGCTGGTTCAATGACCTGTCGGCAACCCGCAGCTACCACATGGCCGGGCCAAACCCGATCAGCTACGCCGAGATATCGGGATATTCCCGCCTCATGGGCCTGCCGATCGAACCGCGCCACGTCGCCGTAATCAGGGCTATGGATAGAACCTACATCGAAGCGGCCTATTCCAAGCGCCAGCAAGCACCTGACGGCGTTAAGACTCTCCCTCCGGTCTCCGAGTATGCCCTGACCGACGGCATGTTCGATGCAATGTTCGGGTGATCCCATGGCCTATCTCGACCACTATCTCGATAAGCGAAATGAACGGCTTCAGCGCAAGCACAAGGCGCCGGCGCGCGTGATCCGCGGTGATCGTCGCGAGCGCGTCGTCGGCGAAGTCATGGACGTTCTAAAGGACTGGCGTCTAAGCCATTTCGAAAACGAAGCGCCGTGCCGCTATGGCTTGCGGGCAGCCCTCTGCCTGGATGGCCACAGTTGGCCAACGGCCGATGTTGAGGCTGATCTTGTGGTTCAGGAGGCGTTAAGCCTCATTGGAGCGGAGCGCCCGTCGTGGGCGGAAGGGCAGTGGGCCTATACCGTCCCGAGGGAGAATTGTGCCTGGTGCTCGATCGCGATCGACGCGGACGGGCAGGCAAACGGCGATCGGTTCTGTTCTGTGATGTGCGCGACGAGTTCGTTTGAGAGCCGGGTCTACAAAGAGGGCGCTCTTGTCGACGGACTGATGCGGCGCGCGCGGGGAATGATCCGCCGAGAGAAAGCACCCACGCTTTGCTGCACCTACTGCGACCGCAAGTTCAAAAAGGAGCGGGCGATCTTTGACAGCTATAGGTCATCGGTTCGCTTCTGCTCAAACGCCTGCGCTGACGCATCGCGGCGGACGCTGGTGGAGATAGAATGCAATTGGTGCAACGAGCGCTTTAGGCCAGACGGGAAGCGGCGAAAATACTGCTCTGCCGATTGCTCAAGACAGGGGATCATCCGTGACATGCGGGCCGCGTTGCCCGAACGCCATTGCTGCCGGTGCAAGGCGGTTTTCCGCCCGAAAAACGGACTGGCGATGTATTGCAGCCGCGCATGCGCCCGCGTGATTTATTCGGCCAATTACTATCAAAAGAAGAAGGCGGCTCAACCGTCGAACGTCATCTACCTCACGGCAGAGATATTCGACGGGTGGTTCAAGAGGGCGGCTTAGGTCGCTGATGAAGAACTAGCGTTCGCCATGCGGCCAGCATTGACGACCAATCCTAACAAATCCACCTGAACACTGGGTGCTGAACGAGGGACGGGTACACCATTCCACTCGCGATCAAAAATGCTGTTAACGTAGCGTGCGCTCGAGTCATCTCGCTCCTTGTTTCCGTATTCGACGATCTTCTGCATGCTATTAAAAATTGAATACGCTTCTGCGTAGATGCGGTTATAGTAGATGCTAAAATCCCTCGAGCGGTTACTATGGCGGTCGTGCGTAATATTTGGCAAAATCCATTGTTTTAGCGCTGGCAGGTCCGGATGGGGCCAGACTGCTTTACCTGATAGATAGAACTGAGCGCACAGCGGGAAGACGAGTGAGATTTCAGCCGGCACTTTATGCGGCCACGCTGTCACTGTTGCGTCAATCATTTCAATTATCTGTTCCACTGCCCGCAGATCCGAGCCAAAACCGAATGCCTTGAATCCTAACGATATTGCTTCCGTAAGTTTATCGTCCGGCGCACGGAGTTTCTCTTGCGGCAGGTCGGCGCAGAGCTTCTGAACAAGCGTCTCAAGCGGTGGTTCGGCAAACACATAGGTTCTGTTGAAGAAGCGCTTCAAGTACCGGAAGCCGTTGAAGTTTGCTCCATAGGCGCCTGCGATGCTGTGCTGAAGTTGATCGGAGTTCGTCGCAAAGACAAATACAACACCTTCAACATCGAACAGGTGCTTGACCCGCTCAAGAAGCTGAACAGCGAATGTCGGTCGGCATCGATCCAGTTCATCCACCAGAATGAATAGTGGTGCCGGCCTCTTGGTCGAGACCGCAGCGATAGAGGCCGCAAGCTTTTCTCTAAAATCCGACATCGCTCGATCGGTGCGTTGGAACCCATCGATAAGCGCTTCGAGTGAAGTATCGAACAGTTTCTCAATCTCACCTTCCGCAACCATTGTTCCTTCAGCGATTGCTGTGGTTAAGTCGCCGTCGCTCTCGCCCCCTTCGGAAATCATCTCACGGAAATCTTCGATTGCGACGCCGGTGTGCTTCTTCAGCAGCGCCTTTCCTATCGCTCCAGCAAACTTTACTGCAATGGGCCCGCCACTCGACTTCACTGCGCCCCACGCTTTGCTGATCGGTCCAGGCTTTTGAACAAAAGGCTCAAAAGCTTTATCGATCGCGGCCATTATAGCGACATAGGGATCCTGCGCATGATCGTCCCGCCAAGCATTAATTCGAGCAACGATATGGCCTTGGCTCTCAAGATCTGCAGCCAGCCCTTCTAGAAAAAACGTCTTTCCGCCACCCCAGTCCGCGTCGACGTTCATCACGTAAGATGCGACGCGACCTTGCGCTTTGCGCTTGTCAATTTGGCCAATGAGAAAATTGTATAAAAACTTAGCGTCATCTTTTCGATTGAGTAGGTCGGCATCCCAGTGTGCAGTCATAATTTTTCCAAACGTGTGCTGGCAAAAGCACTGTAAGCTCCGTCGAATTTTCTCGACATAGCGCCATTGGAGCAAAGCGATTTAGGTGATTCTTCACGTCCTATCCGCGCAACGTGACAGGATGCACGCGGCTGTCAAGGTGGCAGTTGACGGCCAGAACACCTATCCTCCTGGTGGCAATTTACCTTGCCTTTCGTTTGCCATTGGACGAACGTTCGGTGCCGGGGCGTTGTAGGGCCGAAATGGGGGTATGATGACCTTTGGGTTGACGAAAGATTTGCTTTTAGCGATCGATCCAGACACTCGCGCTTTCACGTTGGTGGGTGCGTTTATGGGCCATTTCGCTCTACTTGAAGAGGGCATCAATGCTGCGCTGGGGGAGGTACTGGAAGTCAAAGGTATCAGGAGAGCGATCGTCGCCCGAAACATGTCGTTCGATGATAAGATTAAGACACTCAGAACTCTCGTAAACACTTTCATTTTAAATCAATCCCACGCGAAGGATTTCGATGACCTTGCAAAACGTGCCCGCAAGATCGGCGAAACAAGAAATGTGGTGGCCCATACTCCGTTCCGTAGAAGTGCTCAGTCCGATGGGGTCGAGTTCTTTGCTTTCTCAGCGTCAAGTACATTAAAGTTCATTGAAATGGACTGGCCAATCGACGAGTTTCTGCGGCAGGTTCTATTGATCAATGAAATAGACAATGAGCTGAGATCGATTGATAGCAAGATGGCGATGCAACGCGTAGCTCAAGCACTTATTAACGGACCGGGCCGGAACGGTACATTGGCAAGCGATCAGATGGGCGGATTATTTGGACTACGGGAAGAAGAATAATTTCCGCGCCGTTCTTTCGGTTGATTATTGCGCCAACAGCGCATTAGCTGCGTTCGAGGTCTTCAATCCATCTCGTCAGGGTCGATTTCCGAGCGGCAACTATCTTGCCAATCTTGAAGGACGGTATAACCCTCCGAGCGCTTAAATCGTAGATTTGTCGCCTCGTGAGCCCGATGTACTCTGCAATCGCGTCTGCACCAATTAAGAGGTCGCCTGCTATGGGTTTATCATCCATGGTACTGTCCCGAACGTTGCAAGAACAGATTGCTACCATTTTGCTACCCAACTCGGTAGCACGACCTCAGACACCTTAGCATAAAACGGGATTATGCTGCGCGAAAGGCGTTGTGTTCTGGGCTTTTCGGGGCAGGGCAGGGACGAAGGAAGACGCCGTGAACCGAATTTCAAGACCGGTTCCTTAAACCACTCGGACACTCTTCCTGATGAAGGCTTATAGTGTGATGCCGGTTTGGCGGGTGGTGGTTTCCCGGGCAAATTTTTGGACATCAGCCTGTCACGGCTCGCTTTATAGCTTGCCGATTGCGGACGTCAACCGGTCTGGGGGCGCCAGCGTGGTCGCAGACCGGGAACAATTCTTCGCTCGCCGCCTTTTGACTGATGTTTCAAAGAAAGGCGATGGCGATGTTGAGGACATTTCAGACTGTGAGCCTGTCGATTTTGGTTTCTGCTACGATGCTGGTTGCACCGGGTTATGCGGCGCTTGAAGCCGATGGCGATAACATGGTGGACATGGCAGCGGTCGCAGTTGCAGACCATCAGCAGGTCAGCGGTCCGGTCTGCATACCACCCGAGCCGCAGTATTTATCCACATTCATTCGTGACATGGATGGTACCATTGTCGGTATCCGCTATGACATCATCGATTATGTCTGCTAGGACAGCGTATTCTTCGTTTTTAGTTCATACGATACATGCGTTTTCAAGTGTCATTTGATCAGACCTGCAAATATCTGCAGGATACCTGTGTTAACTATTCGCTAACCATAATCCCAATTGTTTCATTCCAGCACGGTTAACCATTCGCATTTTCGCCACGTTGTTGTCATGATTAATCGACTGTTACATTTCGGGACGCCGGAACTTTCGCGGAGGCAAACGCGCGAAGGGACTGCGTACGGCTTATGCGAATGGCGATGTGGGGCACATGACTTCCAATCTGACGGCGGCTTTTTTCTTCAAGGGATTGCGCGTTGCGGCCATCCCGATGCTTTGCGTCGGGCTGGCGGCCTGTGGATCGACGACCAGCGTCGCCAAGGGCAAGCCGCGCAGCAAGGAATATTTTGCTGAATCGATTTACGGCGTGAAGGCCAGTCCGCGCGTCGTTTCCGAGGGGAAGGCCGTTCCCAAGGGCGGCGGCCGCTATCAGGTCGGCAAGGCCTATCAGGTCAAGGGCAAGTGGTATCAGCCGAAAGAGGATTTCGGCTATAACAAGACCGGCATGTCGTCCTGGTATGGCTCCGCGTTCCATGGCCGCCTGACGGCGAATGGCGAAGTCTACGACAAATATCATCTGTCGGCTGCCCATCCGACTTTCCCGCTGCCAAGCTATGCCCGCGTCACCAATCTTGAAAACGGCACTTCCGTCGTGGTCCGGGTCAATGATCGCGGTCCTTATGAATATGGGCGGATCATCGACGTCTCGTCGAAGACAGCCGACTTCCTCGACATGAAGCGCAAGGGCAGTGCCCAGGTTCGCGTCCAATATATCGGCAAGGCGCCGCTCGAGGGCAATGACATGCCCTATCTGATGGCATCCTATGTGAAGAAGGGTGACCGCAGCCCGAACGCATTCCCAGAAGGCCAGATCGCCTCCGGTGTCATGGTCGCGTCGAACGAGCCGCTGCGCAAGCAGGCCGGCAATCTCGGCACGCTAACCATTCCGTCGAAATCCAACATGGAGATGGGCGTGCCGGTTACGGCGCTCGCCGAAGCTGCGACGCCGCGTGCGTCATCGGCAGGGCTTGATGCCTTCGCAATGCTGCCGGAGATCGGTCCGATCCCGCGCGAACGGCCGGACTATGTCCCGATGCCGAATGGCAATATGGCCTATGCGGCAGCCTATGTCGAAGCGCGTGTCAGCGATTCCGACACCGCTTTCGATGCCATTCTCGTTGATCAAAACCCTTTGACGCCGAATTCGATCGTCGAATACGCCAAGCGCAAGACCGTCCTGCGTTAG